TCCATGTGTTCACAGGGGATACTGTTTCTGTTATCCTAGCTTCCGGTACTGGTTCCGCCTACATAACCTCAATGGTGTAAGCCATGTATGGATTAGGTGTAAACAGACTAGGCGTTACAAACGTACGCGGCGGGTTTAACCCTTTATCCTTGTTTGCTAATAGCGAGCAGGGTGCTTGGTATGACCCTTCTGATTTATCAACCCTGTTTCAGAACTCAGACGGCACTACTGCTGTAGCCGTTGGCGACCCTGTTGGTTATATTGCAGACAAGTCCGGTAACGGTAGTCACGCCATTCAAGCTACGTCAGCCAAACGCCCCACACTGAGAGAGTCTGGCGGCCTGTATTACTTGGAGTTCGATGGCGCTCAAGGGCTGAGGACTGCCAGTAACATTGACTTTACCGGTACGGACACAATGAGTGCGTTCTTGGGCGTTAAGAAAAATAACGACAACAACACTAGCCTAGTAGAATTTTCTAACACCATTGGTTCCGGCTCCGGTAAATTTAGATTTGCATCCGATACAGGCGGTCTTTACAGATGGTCATCAAGAGGCACAGTTCTTTCCAATGCCAACAGCACAGGAAACAACGCGCCAACGACTAATGTTTTAACCGCTCAAAGTGAAATATCGGAAGATTTAAACATATTGAGAATTGACGGTGTTCAAGCTGCAAGTTCTACTGCAAACCAAGGTGACGGTAATTATTCATCTGACGTATTAAACATTGGTTCAAGAAACAACGCTTTGTCTCTTCATTTGACTGGACGTATTTATTCCCTCATCATCAGGAATGTCTTGTCGTCCGATACAGAGATTAATTCTACCGAAGCCTATGTTGCTTCTAAAACAGGGGTTTCGCTATGAATGTTTATGCTACAATTATTGTGTCTAATGCAAACAAAGAAGCGGCCCAAGCTCTAGTAGGTGATGATTTTTTTGATATTCAACTAAAAAAAGGCTTTAGTAAATATTGGGTAAGCTCTGGGTATTTTCTTATTGAAGAATATGACGCTATTGTTGATAGTGAGTTAGCTTACATTATAAACACTGAAGATAGTTTTCATAGCTGTCTGGATGAACAGGGAATGACCAAAGTAATTATTGGGGAATAACAATGCCTACCTCTATTATAACAAAACATAGTACTACTTCTGGCGACACGCCTGCGGTTTCTGAACTAGCCGTGGGCGAACTGGCAGTTAATGTTGCCGATGGGCAACTGTTTACCAAGGACGGCTCTAACGAAATTGTAGTCCTTACTCGTGGAAGTAAGTCTTTTTATGACTTTGGTGCTGTAGGTGACGGAGTTACCGATGACACTGCTGCTGTTCAAGCGGCATTTGATTACGCTACTACCAATAGAGAAGTTCTTGATGAATCTTCTGGCGTATTTTTAGTTAATGCTCCTATTGTTGTAGGTGATTTCAGCGGTATTAAAGGCAATGCCTCTAACAACCGAGACGCTATCTGTACTATTAAAGCAGGCCCAAACTTTACCAGTAGTTACACTATGACTTACTACGGTACTGATACAGGCTCTACTCCGCAGACATACAACATAGCCACAATACTTATATCTAAAGCATGGGTAGATGGCGCGCAGATAGGTAACCCTATTCACATAGGTAAAATACTATTAGACGCTAATAGCCGTACGGACAATCGAGGCGCACCGATTCACGGCATTATGTTTCAAGCATGGGCAAGCTACATTGAATGCAACACGGCTAACACGACTGGTTACGGCATCTTTTTTAATATGCAAAAATCTAATGGTGACTTTGCCTCCAATCATGTTGGCAACCATTTTAAAGGGAACAGAGTTTATAAATCAGGTGTTGTTCCTTCTGGCGGTTCAGCTCCGTTAAGCTACGTTACAAACGGCATGACACACTATTATGGTGCATTTCAAGCAGGGTCGCTAGAGTTCACTCAAGACTCATCGGGCAATCAGGTTCAAGGTAAAGCTACTGACGCTTGGATTACTGACTTTGTTCAGGCAAACACTTGCACAGGAACTGCGGTAAGGGTTCTTAATGGTGGAGGTTGGTCAGGTACTGGCATCCATTTAAATGGCGCAGGTCGTCATGGTATCTACGTTGATGGTTGCCTGTCTTCGGGATGGACTGACAACTATGTTGATGGATGGGGCGCGCACGTTGATGATAATGAGGGCAACTTTTATGCCTTCTGGTTTGCTGATATCTTTGGGTTTGTAGACGACGAAGCTAACGCCTCAATGACTTGCGCTAATAACAGGGTAAGGTTGCGGGAACTGCCAAACAAGACTGGCAACAAGCTAATAGCTTATGGAGCAAAAGGCACTGCGGCACCTAAAGCTAGAATTGTAATGAATGGTAATTCTTTTACAGCTCGACCAGATGTTACCGCTGCTACAGTTGCTATCACATATCCCTTTAGCTTTAGTGGTATATCTACAGGTGGATTAAGTGTTACCTTGAATAGCAACGATGTTGACCCAAGCGCATACGATGAAGATAACAATTTATATCTCGTAAACTTTGGGTCATCTATTCAGTTTTCTAGCCAGACAGGTAACTCATGGCAGACTGTTACAGCAAAGCCTACTCGACGAGGCGCAGGCGGTGAGGTTGTTTATAATAGAACAGCAGGTGCCAATCTACCGACACAATATATAAACATATCTGGTGTTACTCATGGTACACAATGGAAAGCTCTTGGCTCTTCGAGGTCAGGAACTACAGCAAATAGGCCAACTTTAGACTACTTTGATGTTGGCTTTACTTACTGGGATACTGACTTGGGTAAAGTTATATTCTGGGTAGGTTCTTTGTGGAAGTACGCAGATGGGACAACAGTTTAATTAACTAATTGTAAAGGGGGCATTGTGCCTACTAAATTAATTACAAAGTATAGTACGACAGCTGCTGTCTCTCCTTCTAGTGGAGATTTAGACACAGGCGAGTTAGCTGTCAACGTAGCGGACAAGACTTTATTTACTAAGAATAACTCTAACGAGATTATTAAGCTAAACTCCACGCCTCCTATTGCTTCCGTTTCTTCTATGGTTGCAGACCTTAGTTTACAAGTGGGTGAGTACGTAAGTACAGAAGGTTACTACGGTGCAGGGGTCGGAGCTGCTAACTATAAGATAGTAGCATCCGGTAACTACCCTTCAACTCCTGATGAGAAAGGTGCTGCATTTACACTAACTAATGGAAACATAGCAGTACTCAAGCACGATGGCGTTGTAACAGACTTACAGTTTGGTATTAAGCGTGACGCTGCTTTTGCAAACAGTGGCCTTGTTCAGACTGACGGCACTGATAACGGAGCTAACCTTGTCGCCCTGCTAGCGGCAGCTAAGGAACAGAAGTTTCAGGTATTGTTTACTGATGGTATTGCTACAACAAACACTCCGTTGGTAATGGATAAGACTCTCTTTTCTATTCACGGTACAGGCAAGCTAATGTCGTTTCTTAACATTGGTGCTTCATTCCCTGTAGGTAGTAGCCTTTTGACTGTTACTGACTGTGGCAGAACTGACGGTGGTACTTATTTTGAGAAGCCTTTCTTTACAGGCAATGAGAAAGCAGTAGAGCTTGTAGGGTTTACCTTGTTAGGTAGGAACCGTACTGTTAGAGCGAACGGACTTTCCTTTACTGGCTTGAACGACGACATGATTATTGACGTTGAGTGTCGAGACTTCAAAGGCATAGGTATGTCTTTGGGTAACGCTAACGTCACTAAAGTAAACGCAGGCTCTTGGATAACAGGAACTGAGTACAAGATTGCTTTCCTTGGTACTGCTACAGGTGATGACGAGGACGAGAAGGAAGCAGCTCTTCAGGCACGATGGAATGCTTATCTAAGCACGACAGACGTTACCTATAGAATCGGTAAAACATTCACTGCTTTAGATAATGGCGCAACCATGACAGGCGCTGTTGCGGCAGTAGGTTATACTTCTGATACTGTCCGTGAGAGTACGTTTGAGAACATTCAGATAAAGAACTGTGGCAACCGTAACTTAATTAGCGGTGTACAGTATGACGATGCCGCTATGGAGATAGGTAGTAACGGTTCTAACCAAGGTGACAACAACATCTGGTTCCCTCTATTACGTATTATCTACCCTCGTGGTAAGGCATTAAAGATTGTCCCTAACGTATCCAACAGGGCGCGTAAGATTCGCATAGGCCACCTGTTCCTGCACGCTAACACTCAGCTACCTACAAGTAATGACCCTAACGGTGAACCTTGGAGAGGAGAAACTGACCTGTGCATTATAGGTACGCAGGGTGCTGTAGAAGGCAGTTCTGAGATTGCTTCTGTTAGTGTTGACCAAGTTGATTTGGTTGGCTTAGAAGTCCCTTACAAGTGCTTTGTCGTGAACACCGGCTCCTCCTTACACATTGATGGTTTCACAGGCAACGCTCCTGACAAGTGTAAGTATTTTTACTTTAACGGTGCAGAGACATCTTCTGTTCGTAACTACCTTAGAGGTGGAATACGAGTAGATTCTCCTGTAAAGAGCACTGCTAACCTAATTGAAGTTGACTCAACTAACGGTATGTATGAAGGACATCAGCTTAGCGTGTCAGGTGTACAGGCTCCTACTGTTCCATCAGGGCAAAAGAAGTTTGCTACTCTAGAAGCAGGTCTTTGGGCTGTAGGAAACACTTATGTCGTTAGAGACTTAGGTACTGCCGGTAACGCAGCTTGGGTTACATACACCGGTATAAATAAGACTTGGGCGTATGGTGACACCTTTGTAGGAACAGCTAATGATTCTTCGCTACTAACTGGAGCTGTTGCAGGTACTGGTGGTTTTGTGGAAGGCCAAGAGTACAAGATATTTGACTTAGGCACTGCGGGTAATGCAGCTTGGAATACGTACCTTGGAACTACAGGGGTAACTTATGCTGTAGGTAATGTTTTCACTGGTACTGCTAACGACTCCACGCTGTTGACAGGTGCTGTTGCTCAGAAGATTTACTACCCTAGTTATGTAGGTGACATTAAACATCTTAATGACGAGAACGTAATTGTTGCTAACATCTACAAGCCTCAAGATGCAAACGCAGGAGCTGCTTTTCCTCGTACTTCTCTTTACGTATCTAGAGGTACAACGTACTTTCAGAAGCTATACTTTGTAACCAATAGCGCACTGGTGGCAAACGACACTAACTATGCTCAGATACAGTTTATTAAAGTAAACGCTGATGGAACCTTTGGTGGTCAGTTTGCCAGAGTAGAGACAAAAACAACTGCATCAGGAGGTACAGGGGATTGGAGCATAGGTAACATTATTGAAGTGCCTTTTACTGAGACGAGATTAGACGCAGGGGAAGGTATTGCTTTCCAGATAAACAAACCAAGTGACGGAGGCGGTACAGGTGTAGTTGTACCACATCTCGGTGTTGTTGCTGAACTTTCACCTAACTTATCTTTACAGACAGCTTAAAGGGATTTTATCATGGTCGAGGAAACTAAAGAAATGATGGACATAGCAGCAGTGTCAACAGGAGTGTTATCCTTAGCTGCTTGGTTACCACCAATGGCTTCATTGTTTACAATCGTGTGGATGGGACTTCGTATTTGGGAGTCCGACACAGTTATGGAACTTAGAGGAAAGAAGTAATGTCAATCATCAGTGCGCTTATACAGCCAGTAACAAAGATACTAGATAAGGTAATACCTGACGCTGATACTAAGCAACGTATAGCGCACGAGATTGCCACACAAGCACATACAATAGCACAAGCACAGATAGAGGTGAACAAAGCTGAAGCAAAGAGTAAGGACTTATTTGTCGCAGGTTGGCGACCCGCTGTGGGTTGGACTTGTTGCCTTGGAATGGCGGGTAACTTCCTTGTTATTCCGATGGCAAACTTTGCGCTTGCTTTATCCGGTTCTCCAATCGTTATTCCCCTTATAGATTTGTCAACTATGTTGCCTGTCTTGATGGGGATGCTTGGGTTAGGTACGTTGCGTACATACGAGAAAACTAAGGGGGTTAAGTAATGGCAACTGGTTTAGAAAGTGCCTTTGACCAACAAGAAGATGAGCTAACTGGAATAGCGTTTCAAGAAGGCTTTACACCTGCTCCTGTAGCTCCTGCTCCTACTACAGACATACCTGCTTTTGGGGACTTGTCTAATTTTAAAGTTGATTATGGGAACATGGACTTGTCTTCTCTAGGAACCGAAGGTAAACTCGGTGACTATACTCCAGAACAGTTTACAGAGTTTCAACGAGGAACACTTCAAGAACAATTAGACGAGTATGGTTTATCTTTTGAAGATATAGGTGATAAAACATTTGAAGACTATGCCTCCGATAAGACTATGGAAACTTTCCATACAGACTTCCAACCTTTTGTTACGAAAAGAAATCAAGAGTCGCGTGACGAGTTATTTAATTTATATGGAACGGATGACGAAAATTTTAGCAAGTTGTTTGAAAGCTCTGATGTCAATTCTCAGCTAAACTTTGCAAACACTTTATATAATGAAGGTAAGTTAGATAAAGAAAAATATACTCAAGTAGCGGCTCAAGCGTTACAAAGACAGAACCCAAACCTGTCTTATTTCGTAGATGATGATTTGCTTTATAGTTTAGACACAGAAAGGTTCGGAGGAAACGTAGCCGGAGCAGAAGAGGTTATTTTGTTTGACGACCAGTTTGCCTCGCAAGCAGGAGCCTACGGTGTTGACAAAGAGGAAGCGTTTAAAAGACGACTAGGTGAGACTAATTTCCGTGACCCTACGGATGACGACTCAGGATGGGTAAACGCACGTGATAAGGTTATCATACCGCTTGCCGATGCTGCTTTATCTATTTTGTCAGGAGGTATGTCAGACGTAGTAAAAACCGCTATTAAAGGTGCGTCAGGGGAAACACTACATGGCGGAGATTGGGCTGTTCTTGCCAACGCAGGTTTGCAAAAAGCAGGTGTGATTGCCGCGCCTACAGAAGCTAATCCACAAGGAACAGGCATTGGGGGTTTAGATTTTGGGCAGACAACCGGATTAATTACCGCCGCCGGAACAGGTAATCCTACTAATTTCCTACTTAATGAATTAGGAGCTAGGGACTTTTTAGACTCGGCACTAGAAGAAGCAGGAATTAACAGTGATAATCTTTCTCCTGAAGTATTATCAGGCATGGGAAGAACGGTAGACAAATTACTAGCCGGTGAAGACTTTGAGTCTGCTTTGGAATCCGGTGTAGGGCAGTGGGCAAGAGACGCTAAAGTTGGCGGCGAGTTAGAAGAAACTTTAAGACAAGCAGGCCGTAACCTCGATGATAAGTATATACAGCCTATTAAAGATATGTTACCTGACACCCCTGAAGGTATCAAAGACATTGAAGATACAGCCAGAGAGCTAGGCAGAGACGTAGCAGATGCCGCAGAGCCGTTTAAAGAGCCTTTACAGGAGACTGGGAGGTTTATTGATGATAACCTACTACAGCCTGCTAAAGACGCTCTATTGGCCGGAGGAGGCGCTATGCTGACAGGTATGGTAGGCGGAGGTCAGTCTTCAGGCACACGTACAACGGACAGTTTGTTCAGAGATGAGTTGTTTAAGTTCTCTCCCGTTGAGTTTACTAACGTAGAACGTGTAGTACAGCCAGAGCAACAACAGATAGAAGAAGAAGAAGAAATGCAGGATTTGTTTGCAAGTCCTTTCACTAGTCCACTTGATAGGTATACAGTTTAATGACATATTTACAAGCAGTAAATAAAGTACTAAAAAGACTTAGGGAGAATACAGTTAGCTCTGTGGACGAAACCTTATACTCACGGTTGGTTGGTGAGTTTGTTAATGACGCTAACCGCATGGTGGAGGACGCTTGGGATTGGTCAAGCTTACGTGAAACTAAGGTAGTAACTACAGTTGCTAGTCAGCCTAACTACAGTATCCCTAACGTCAGCACAGCGTTTAAAACACTAAACGTAACTAACTCAACTGAGAAGTGTTATGTCAACTTAGGGACTCAGTTAGCATTACAGAGTAATCAATACATCAACCCTGCTGTTAATACTGTTCCTTCACATTACGTTTACACAGGGTTTAACTCCGTAAACAACGGTGTGGACTTTAGCTTGTACCCTACTCCTGACAAAGCGTACAGCCTACAGTTTACCATTGTTGACAGGACTGAAGAGCTTACTAGCGACACTCAGGGACTAAAGGCACCTAGCTTACCTGTCGTACAGTTTGCACACGCTATGGCTGTAGAGGAGCGTGGTGAGACAGGTGGAACTACTGCTGCAATGCTTATGGGTGTTGCTAAGTCTTCCTTGTCTGACGCTATTTCCTTTGATGCCGCGAGGTTCCCAACTGAGACTATATGGGTGGACGTATGAGTGGGCAAAAATTACAGAACTTAGCTGTATCTGCTCCTGCCTTCTTTGGCATTAACACCGAGGAGTCTCCCATTGGGATGAACCCTAACTTTGCTGACATTGCTGATAACTGTGTTATTGACAAGCAGGGACGTATTGGTGCTAGAGAGGGGTACATTCAAATATCCACTAATGACGTATTAGGAACCAGTCGTGGACTAGAGGCTGTATTTGAGTTTACTAATTTTGATGGTACAGTAGTAGTATTCTCTGCGGGTAACAATAAGATATTCACAGGTACTACTACACTTACCGAAGTAACACTGCCCCTTGTAAATAATGTTGCGTACGAAATCAACGCAAACAACTGGAAGATAGTGTCTTTCAACAATAACGTGTACTTCTTTCAAAGTGGACAAGAGCCTCTTGTTAGTGTTGCAGGTAGTACTACACTGGAAGTTGTAGCGTCAGGCGGGACTACAGCACCTTCAGGTAACGAAGTCCTAGCAGCCTTTGGTCGCCTATGGGTGGCTGATGTTGTAGATAATAACTATACTGTTTATTGGAGTGACTTACTTGACGGCACGGACTTCCAAGGTGGTAGTTCAGGCAGCTTAGACTTAACATCTGTATGGACTAACGGTTACGACGAGATTGTAGCCTTGACTGAACATAACGGGTTTTTGCTTATATTTGGTTTACATAGTATTGTTGTCTACGCAGGCGGTGATTCCGTAACTACTGTTGACTTTAGACTGTCGGACACTATTGAAGGTGTAGGCTGTATTGCTAGAGATTCTGTAGTAGCTACAGGTAATGACATTATATTTTTAGCGGACAGAGGCTTAATGAGTCTTGGTAGGATTATTCAGGAGAAGTCCTTACCAATGCGGGACGTTAGTGCAAACGTACGTACTGATTTACTTAAATTAGTGAAGGAAGAGACATTACCGATACACTCTTTCTACAGTGCTTTTGATGCGTTCTATTTAATTACTTTTCCTACAACAGGAACTACTTACTGCTTTGACGTTAGAACGCCTCTTGAGAACGGTTCCTTTAGAGCTACTACTTGGTCAGGTATGAATCCTATCAGCTTTACTAACATAGCTGCTGACGGTTTCTACATTGGTTTAGAAGGTGGACTTGCTAAGTACGGTGGTTATTTGGATGGTGCTGCTACTTACAAGATGTCTTACTTTAGCAATCCTATTGACTGGGGTAACACTTCAAACTTGAAATTCCTAAAGAAGTTTAACATTACAGTTATTGGCGGTAACGACACAAACTATACACTGAGTTGGAGTTACGACTACAGCGGAGTATATAATAAACAACTATTTAACTTTGCGGAAGGAACTTTAGGACAGTACAACATCAGTGAGTTCAACACCTCAGCGGAATACTCAGGGGGTGTCTTTGTAAACAAAGGTTCAGTACATACCAACGGCTCAGGAGTATCAGCCAGTATTGGTGTTGAAAGTACTATTAACGGTAGTCCATTTTCTATACAAACAATTGATATACACGCTCTATTAGGGAGAATGATTTAATGTCTAACTACGTACGAGAAACAAACTTCGCAGCTAAGGATGCCCTCGCGTCCGGTAATCCCGCTAAGAAAATAAAAGGTACTGAGATTTACGACGAGTACGGCCTTGTTGCTACTGCAATTACGTCTAAGGTTGACAAGACTGGCGCAACAATGACTGGTAACCTCGACTTCGGTGATAACAACCGTTTGCGTTTTGGTACAGGTAATGATTTACAATTGTGGCATGATGCCTCCAACTCCTACATCTCCGACACAGGTACAGGTGAGCTACGTATAGGTGGCGCAGACGCTGTTCGGGTTATGAATGCAGACTTTACTAAGACTGGTTTGTTAGTTACAACATCAGGTATAAACGTAGGTACAACATACCTTTTTTATGACGACAACTCTAAACTAGCAACAACTAATACAGGAGTTACTGTGACCGGAGAATTAGTAGCAACAACAATCAACGGAGGTACGTTCTAATGTCCGTCGGCCCTAATATGTCAGTAGAAGAACTAAACCAACTTGCTAAGATGAATCAGCAGGTTACCAACCCCAATTACGGAGCAGGCTCAGGATACCAAGGTGGTGGTGGCGTTGTAGGGAGTCCAATGGATTTTCTAAACAATTCTTCTCCTCCTCCTTACTCTCCTAGTTCTTCCTATTGGAACAACACAGGTATTGCCGGCGGAGCAGGCGGTATAGACCTTTTACAAGCCGGTGGTGGGTATGCTCCTAATCAAGCTCCTGCTCCGGCAGGCGGTAACGTCGGTGGAGGTGGTGGTTTCTTCACTGGTGGTGGTTTTAACATGGGTGACCTTTTTAACACAGGTGCAGAATACTACAACCAACAGCAAGAAGTCGGTAGGGCGACAGACTTACGTAACTTAGCGTTACAGACAGGACAGCAAGCAGGCCGAACCGCTGCTGACATGGCTAAGTTTCAGCCTTACACCGTAACAGGTAATCTTGCCACAGGTAGAACTACTGCTGAAGGCGGTTTAAACCTAGAGCTGACCCCTGAAGAACTAGCACGACAGCAGGCCAGATTTGGACAGGCAGAGGGTTTGTTTGGTCAGGTAGGTGTTGACCCTGCTGTAGCACAACGTGAGCTGTACGAGCAGATTAGAAGCGTTCAGCGTCCAGAGGAAGAGCGTGAGCGTCTACGAATGCAGGAAGGGTTGTTCTCCGGTGGTCGTGGTGGTATTTCACAAGCTCAATACGGTGGTTCAAATCAGGAAACCTTTGGTTTTGACTTGGCACAAGCTGAAGCACGTAACAAGGCTTCCTTGGATGCACGTACTCAGGCACTAGCGGAACAGAACCAAGCATTAGAAATGGCAGGCGCATTAACAGGTTACGCTTATCAGCCACAGGAACAGGCTATTGACTTGTTTGGTGCAGGCAATGCTCCTGCTTCTTATGCGGATGCAGCACGTAGACAGCAAGGTTCTCTCTACGGACAGTCAGCTCTTGCGGGTTTGGAAGGTATGCTACAGGCACAGCAACTTGCTAATGACTTGAGAGCAACGAGAGACCGAGGTATACAGACATCTTTGTTTGGTTCTGGTGATATAGCAGGACAAGCTACACAGAGTTTGTTTGACTATGGTGCGGGTAAGATAGGTGATTATCTTGGTGGTGCTTCTTGGAACCCCTTTGGTTATAACTACGGTGGTGACATAAGACGTAATACTACATATGACGGTAGAGATACAGGTGGTGGAGTGTTAGACGTAGGCTCTATTCTTGACCTTCCGGAAGACTTTGACATCACTAAAGAATAATAGGAGACTAATATAATGGCAACAGATTTAACAGGACTTTTAACAGGCATTTCATCAACTCCTATCGACCCTATGTTAGACGCATCTCTAGGTCAACGAGCAATTGCTAGAGGTGAGGCGTTAGGCAAGAGTATGCGTCAGAACATCGGCTCACTTACTGGTGCTAACACACAGACTACTAAAGAGAAGGTGGAAGAGCGTTTAGCTCAGTTAGACATTAATGAACCTAACGACCAACCAGAGATACTTAAACTTGTATCAGTTGTCAATCCTCAAGGTGCAGCACAGTTGAAAGCTCAGTTTGCACAGCAGGGTAGAGTTAGTGACAAGCAAGGCTCGTTTGCTACTTACGTTAGAGGCAAATACGGAGAGGCGTTAGGTAAGTTAGCTGACGACAAGGTAATAACCCCTGAGAACTTTAATGACTTCCTTAACACAGGTAAGATAAAAGGTTCGTCTAAAGGCGAGAGTTTTAAAGTAAGAGACGAAGACGGTAATACCTTCGGAGCTATAACCACTATTGACTTAGACACACAGGAAGCTAAAGTATCTTATACTAACCTAAGTCCTGATTCAGACGTTAAAGAGCCTGTAGGAGCTGTTACACCTATTGGTGGTGCTTACTCCTTGACAGCGAGTGAGTCTGTAGACTTGGCAGGGAAGAAAGTAGGAGTAACTACAGGTAGTAAGAAGTTTGCCGAAAGAAAAGCTGAGGCGGGTAACGCATATGTAGCGGCAGGTTTTGCCTTGGAAGATGCTAATAAGATGCTAAACGCTCTTAAACAGATTAACACTGGCGGTTCTTTTGCTGAACTTGCTAAGTCGGTTACTGACGTACTTGGAACTACACCTACAAGTGTGTCTGAGTTTGAAAGACTAGCTAAAGCTAAAGTATTAGCAGGTTTGAAACGCTTTGGTGCTAACCCCACGGAAGGTGAACGTAACTTTGCAATGCAGCTAGGCGAGAACATAGGTAAAACTGAGGGAGCTAATGCGGCTCAGATTCAAGCCTACATTGACGAAATGACTCGTGTACAAGCTAGGGAGCGTTACTTGTTAAGCGCTGATGTAGACGAAGCAGGCTTCAATGAGTACACCTTGAACCAGTGGGGTGACACTAACAAACCATCCGCTGACGGTACAGAAGTAGTTGATTTTAACGAACTCGATAAATAAAAGGATTGTACAATGGCAACAACACAAGAAATACGTTTGCCCAGTGGTAAATTAATCCCTATGTCTAATCTGCCTAGCGGTATGACACAGACTCGTTTAAAGGAAGTGCTCCTACGCAACAACCTAGCAACGGATGAAGACTTTGTATCTGCACCTACTCCTGAGCCTGACTTCGACCCTACTAAGAGAAGAGGTGGAGGAGCCACAGGGGAGCCTTTTGCAATGGGGGAGTTCCTGAAGGAGAATGTGGACATCCCCGCAGGTATTGCAGGAGCAGTTGCAGGTGCTAAACTAGCCGCCCCTACGTTGAATCCTTGGGTAATTGGAGCATCGGCTGTTGTCGGAGGAGCCGCGGGTACATTCAGCGGTTCCTTGGCTTCTGATGCTTTAACAGGTGAAGACTTACAGTATCAGGAAGCAGTAGAAAAGGCCTTGATTAGTGCAGGTTTGGATGTAGCTACTCTAGGTGCAGCACGTTTAATTAAAGGTAGCTATTCTCTAGGCAAGAAAGCATTGGGACACACCCCCGATGAAACTGCTGATATGATTCTAAAGCAGGCTAGAGAAGGCATGGAAGCAGGAACTCCCGAGTCTCTACAGGCTTCACAGCGTATATTACAGGAGAAAGGAGCCACGCTGTCTCGCTCACAAACAGGACAGGCGAGTGCCTTAGAAACCTTTAGCGAGAAGATAGGCCAAGCAGGTTTGTTGAGTGAAACGACTTATCTAAATAAAGTTGCTGACACAGACAGAGCCGTACAGGAAACTCTGAATGAAATAGTTGAAAGAGTACCCATGCGTGGTGACGCTTCTCCTCGTGAGATGGGCGAAGCGATGTACGACACTATCAATGCAGGTCGCTTGGCTCTGAGTGATTCCTACGGAGACGGTTTAACAGCAATACAGGAAGGACTTAAAGATAAAGTTGTAAACGTTGCTCCGATTAAAAAGAAACTCAATGCTTACTTAAACGCTAATAAAATAACATCCGTTGGTGTAGAAGACGTAATACCTTCCGGTTCTCCCTTTGCAGGGAAACAAGCAACACAACGTGCAGTACGTAAGCAAACCAGTACGCTAGATAAGGACACTGTAAAGTTCATTAACGAAAAAATGTCAGGTATCTTAAAACTACCTAACATGAAGGCTTCAGACGTTATTGAGATGGACAGAATGCTGTCTGCCGAGATTCGTAAGTTTGGTGACGTTAATTCCGGTATGTACAACTCAACGGCTCAGAAAGAGCTTGGTGATGTGATTGATTTGCTAAAAGATTCCTACTTGGCAACAATCAAACAAGCAGACACTACAGCCGCAGGTCAGTATGCTCAGTTAAAGACTGGATACAAGAAAGCTAGGGACAATCTTCTGCCGCAGATAACAACAAATGTTATTAAAAGAGCAGGCAACAACGACTACGACTCATTAGGTAGGATGCTAACAACTCAGACTAACGCTAGTAAAGTTAATGAGTTTATGAAGAGTATTGACGAAGCCTACAAGCAAATAGGTAAAAGGGATGTATTACCTGCTGAGATACCTTATGGTTCAGCCGAGGAAGCAAAGCAAATAATAAAGCAAGGCTACTTGAAGAATATATTTCCTGATGCAGGTTCACCTGACTTTAAGATTCAAGACTACGCTACCTTAGCTGAAAAGTTCAACAAGCCTGCTAATGCTGATATGTTGAAAGTTGTAACAGGTAAGGATTATCCGAGAGTTAAGCAGTTAATGAACGTAATGTCTGAAGCTAGTTTCAAGCCTGATGGTAACTTAGGTACTTTGTTCTTACGTGGTAAGGAATATGGTGGAGCAGGGAAAGTAGCTCAAGTTTTATTACCAACTGCGGGTGCTTTAACAGGTAGTGTCTTAACTGCGGGTGCGGGTTTAGCGGCAGTCCTAGCTACTCCTGTGTTCTTAGCTAAAGCATCCTTCAATCCTAAAGTAGTCAACAAGATGTTAGCCTTTGATAAGATGAAGTTTAAGTCTCCTTCCGCTATGGAGAAAGCGGCAGCTACTATTGTTGATGATTTGATTAGAGGTATGAATGAATATGAAGCTGCTCAGTTTAGAGCTGAATTAGAAAACCAGTAGACGTAAAAAAGGGGGTCGCAATGACCCCCAAGTTTACTACACTTTTACGTACCAATAAATGCTCATTTACTACACTTTTTACACCTTTGGTTTAACTTTGTATCTGTTTGCGTAGTACAACACCGCATATCAGCACTTTCTTAAACTATTTCACAAGCACCTCCGGTACACGCTAACTCCTGTGAGCCGGTGGTGTTATCTTCCTGCTCGAAGTATTGCAGGTCATTCCAGTTAATATCTTTAGGCATTGATGCTAGTAGTTTATCATATTCCTCAGCACTGATGTCCTCATAAGGAGCTTGTTGATACGTATGTTCACTTACTGGCAACAAACTAATACCACTACACAAGTCAAAGTTATCCCATATCCACTGTGCTACCTGAAGGAACTCGCTATCAGTATAGTACACTGTGATACTTGGCTTATGCTCACACCAATGATTCTGGTACATCTTCCAAAGTTCTAGCTGATGCATTGCACCTACGTCACTGACTGTCACACTGCTCGATGGTGCTTTGACAGGGAAACTAAACACTGACGAAGACTCAGACATCACGTCGTCCTCTACAGGGAACCCTGCTGTCTTCATAAAGACTGCTAAGGGGTCTTTCTTGTCCGAACGTACACGTCTAATGTAATGCTTAGAGAAGCGAGGATGGATGCCACTAGCACTATCGACAAGCTGAGACACAGTACCACTCGGCTTAACAGCAGTAACGGCAGTAGACTGATTGATACCAAGCTTCTTTGCCCACTTCTTATTCGTTGCAATAGCGACATCTCGTACAGCCTCCAACACTACTTCACAATGCGGTGAGTTAGGTGTGCTTAACAGTTTGTTGTCCATGATACCTGTCATGCTTACGCCTAGCAATGCCTCTTCCTCTGTGTTCTTCTTCCAGATGTTACGTAAGTATCTGAAGTCAGTCAAGGTAGCCTGTAGTGTGCCGATAATGGCTGCTACTTCTGCCTTAGCTTTCAACGTCTCTTCCGTGTCATCCTCTCGTACTACAATCTCTGACAAGTTACAGAACTGATTACTGCGTAGGATAATCTCTGAGCAAGGGTTAGTACCGAAGTCCTGATTAGGGTCACGACGACCATTCCTAGCTGCAATCTTCTGAGCTGCTACACGACTAAACAAACCACGCTCACCTGACTTAGACTCATATAAGGTCTGCATCTCATTAAGGAAAGCCTCGAAGTCTGGCTTCTCTGTGTACGCTACGCTGTTGTTAGCCAGTCTACGGTGTCCGTCGTTCTCCCACCATGCACCTGACTTAGCCTTAGCCATCCGTCCGTCTGACAAGTTGGAGAGGCTGATTAGTGCTGAGCGTCTAACGCCACCTACAACTACAATGTCTGCAACCTTACACACTACATCGTGACACTCAATGGATGTCAGCTTGCGTCCCTCTGCCTTACGGAAGACATCAACACAGAAGTGGAACAAGTCATCCAAGGGTTGCGCCCCTGATGCTCGACCACCGAATGTCTCTAGTCTTGCACCTGCGGGTCGTACACCTGACATATCCCACTTAGGTATCTTACCTGCGTACAGCATAGCGATAAGCTCACGGAACGCTGATGCCCAACCTACCTTACTGTCACCTACTACAATCACACTGTCAGTCTTGTGGAAGGACTCTGCGACTACTGGTAGCTTGGTAATGAAGTTACGTTCAACACTAAACCCTACACCAGTACCGCACATAAGCACGTACATAAGCTCGTCAAAGCTACGTGGTGAGTCAATGGCTAGGTAACTACAGTTAAAGCCTGCTACGTTGTCCTTGTCTAAGGCCACACCTGCTGTCATAAGGCAGCGCATTGATGGCATGACCTCTAGGTTGAGGATAGAGTTGTACAGTTTCTTAGCCACCTTGCTGTCAATCTGTCCACGTTCTGTCCAGAAATCGACATATCGTTGTACTGTTTCTTCCCACGTCTCACGACGACCTTCTTCCTTCATCCAACGTGCGTAACGTGACTTGTGTATAAACTGTTGGTACTTATCCATTAATCTTCTTCCCTTGTTGGGTTATAGCCTGCGGCCTTTAAAAAATATTCAAATTGTTCGTACATCTCTGGTAATGAAATGTCTCTGTCGTGTATGACTAAACTAAGTGTGGTGTTTGGAGAAGAGCCTAACTCACAATCATAAGGGTGAGCGATGAACTCGTACCTAACTGGTCTTTGTGTTGTCATCTTGTTTCTTCTCCTTATCTTGTTTGTCTTTGTTCTTCTGCTTACCGAAGATAGCATCGAAGTTGTTCTCAAACTTCTTCTTGTCAGTAGGTCTGACCCCTGAACCCTTACCACCGTGTGTCATGCCGTGTGCCATTATTTACCCCCTCCACAACCTTCTGTGTCACAAACAGGAAAGTTCTGACAACCTAAGTGTTCTTCCTCGATGTAATCATCATCACCGTACTTATGATGTACATAGAAGTTAATTTCATCTACGTCACTCGCTAGTTTTGGGGAAATAAGGTCAGAGACCTGAAGAGAAGTAAGAACATCGTTATAAGCTACCTCGTCTCCTAGTAACCAAGCTAACTCCTGTATCGCATTAGTTACACTGATTATTTTCCAAGTTGCACTGTTAATCGCCATTACGACACCTCCTTAATAAGTTTGTTCAAATACCAACCTGCTTTCTGTAAGTCCTCTGAGGCTTTACCTTTGTAGTCGTAGCGCCACAGGTACTTCATGGTGTTGCCCTTTAGGTATCCTTTGAACGCTTCCGGTGACATAGACTCTTGGATGGCTTCGATACATTCTATGTTACCAGTGTTGTAGTGTTGTGGGTTATTCACCACATCTACTTCTTCGTCTAGTTCTTCGGTTACCATGGCTTTGTATTTTTCCTGTAGTTTGTTCCACATCTCTGGTGTTGCTTCATTAATACTCATCGCCAAGTACCTCTCTGTGTCTAATCAGTCTATCTTCAAATGCTTCCAACAGTTCCTCACCGTTAATCTCTAGCACTTCCAGTATCATTATCTCGTCGTGGTCACGTAGGAACGCTTCCTTGTATTCTTCAAACGACATCTTTAGCTCCCACATACTCTATTAACTTATCTATTGTCTTAACAGTGTAGCACTTAAAGCCTTGCTTCTCGCACCACTGTCCCATTGTTAGCTTGCTTCCCTTACGTACCTTCTTGGTAGGGTCGGAGAGGACAAACACTAACTCCCATTCTGGCATTGAGTCTCGGATGGCGGTGTACTTTTGTGTGTCGCCTACCCTGAAGTATCCCTTAGCCTCGATTAGTATTGCCTTCTCTTCGTGTACAAAGTCCGGTACGTACTTCCTGTGTATAGTGTAGGGAAGCCTGTATGGTTCGTAAAGAAAGGTATCGTTTAACTTCTCATGTATAGCTGACTCTAAGCCTGACCTGAATTTTAACTTACTCATTTGATTTTCAGCTCCTGTACGTTTGGTTCCTTAACTACCTTACACAAGTACTTAGGCTTGTAGGAGTAGTTAAACAACCTTAGCTCTGGATAACAGTGCTTTTTGTATTGGCAGTAGGAGCAGCCGATTG